CGTTATTCTCCCCAACTTCTTTGACTACATCTTCATCTTCAAATTTAGTATTACGAAGAAACCAATGAATACATTTGACTGGTATGTTTGGCACCAAGTTATTTCGTATGACGTACTTATCTGGCTCGGTTTCAATTTTTGGATGTTTTCGAACTAAATCAGTAATAAATGTATGTTTCTCATTCGCAAGAAACTTACGTTCCTCGGGACTCACTGTAATTTCTTCAGTCACTATGTTAAATGAAGGAAGTTCGAGAGTATCCGTTGTATCTGTGAAGAATGTTTGTTTATGAAACTCAAATTCAAATATAATCTTCTGACGGTACACCCCACACGTTGGAAAATATGGTCTCGTTGGTCTATTTGAGGCATACTCGTCACTCGCATACTTTTGCGTAAAGAAGAATTGCAGTGGTATCACCACATCTGAAGAATATCGTGCGACATCATCATTTAGAGTTGCTTCATCATATCCCAAATTTCTATTAATAAGAAATCTATTTGCTACCTTTTCTGAAATTTCTAAATAAAGCTCATCATAGATGATTCCCCAATCGTCGTAAATCTTCTCAACCTCGATGTCGTCCACAAACATAGTCACGCTCTTAAAAATATGTCGTCCCAACTGGTCCGCATAGTTCCCAGTTGAAATACCTGGCATAGTTATGCTCACATACATATTACTCAGAAGGTCGCCCATATTTGTTGGATTGAATTGTACTTTTATAGTTTGACCAAATGGCCAATTCCCTATAGTACCCGGATTTACAATATTCTTACTTCTATGATACTTTCTAAAGTCTGAATGTCTTTTATTGGCGGTGTATTTAAAGAAGGATTCGTCTGGATCTTTGGAAAGCAAGTATGTATCTTGCTTCCCAATAGCCTTGAGCGATATTTTCGCAGCTTCACCCATACCTATCTATGACTTACATATTTTTAATATCAGATTTCCACATATCAATGTGACTTGTCTTTTTCATTTCTTCCAATTCCAACTTCGCCTGCTTTGACTCTAAGAGAAGCTCCTTTACACTTTCCTCGGTGTACTGCACAGTCTTGATGTTGAGAAGGTAATCATAGGTTCCAGCGATTTTGGGGAAAATCGTAGACAACTGGTGCTCCAAATCGTCCCTCTTGCGCTTGAAGACGACGATATCTCCATTTATCACCATCGTCACAAACTTTGATTTGTATCCACACATAGTGGCTCTGGTCTCGAGAACCTTGATGAGGTGCTCCTTTCTCTTCTTGTAGTGTTCAAGTCGAAGTTCTACAAAGTCCTTCAGGATTTCTTCTGGACTCGAGTACTTGTAGATTCCTTTGACTGGGTGAAAGAGATGCATGTTGGACACGTGAAAGGTCTTACGCAACTTGAGGTCCTTGATGAGGTCAGTCCCAGTGTATCCCATAATTTCAAAGTGAACATCATCAGTTGTACTGTTGTTCGTAAAGTTTTGGATAAGTTTCTTTTCCACGAGGTCATCCAAATACTCCTTGTAATCTTGTGTCCAACGACCTGGGGGTAATTCGGTGACCACAATATTCGCACCCGACCATTTCCAAACACCCTCCATCATCCAAGTATCCTCTTCCTTATGAACTTGTCCCTTGAAGCCTCGGAACCATGGTCGCATCGGTACGATTGGCTTTCCATCCAATATTCGCTCAATATTAGCCTTGATATCCGAGGGATTGAAGGGTGGTATGTAAGAACTGAAACCTGTCCCAATACCCTCACTACCATTCACAAGAACCAATGGTATCGTTGGCATGTAAAAGTCTGGCTCAATTGAATGTCCATCATCCTCGAGATAGTTGAGAATTGGGTCATCACGTGGGTCAAAAATCTTACGGGTCTCCTTGGAAAGCTTGGTGAAAATATAACGTGTTTGGGACGCATCCTTACCACCCATGAGACGGGTACCGAACTGACCACATGGCTGAAGAAGATTGATGTTATTTGAACCCATATAATCATTCGCCAACTTGACGATTGTATCTGCCAGAGATACTTCACCGTGATGGTACGAGGACTTATCTGCAACATACGCAGCCAACTGGGCAACCTTCATTTCATCTTTGAGATTTTTATGAAAGCACGCAAACATCACCTTGCGTTGTGACGGTTTGAGACCATCTGCCATGTGTGCGATTGACCGTTTAAGGTCTGCCAAGCTAAAGTTGACCAGGTCCTTATGAATAAAATTGGTGATATCCAGTGTTTTAATCGAACCATAGGCAACCTCAAGTTCTGTTGGGTCTTTTGCGGTACTCTCGAGAAGCCAAGTCTTTCGGTCATCCGCCTTCTTCTTGTCGAAAGCCAAAATGATTGATTTGTCCGTCATAGTATCCGCATCGAACTTCACAGTGAGGTCTTGAATTTTCTTAAAGTAGTCACGAGCTTCCGCCGAAGTTGAAGTACCGAGACCCTTGTAGTACTTAATTGTCCACCCAGATTGACCAGTTCCAAACCATGTACGGAACGCAGAGTCAGTATAGAATGACTTGACTTGAGCACCCTTGGTTGCCTTGATAATTGGGGTCACCATAGAAACAACAAATCCCAATTTAAGTAAACTTGGCCAGAAATAGTGTATCATGTTGAGAATGAGACCTTTAATGTGTGAACCATCATTATCCGCATCAGTCATAATCATGAGACGACCATATCTGAGGTCAGAGACAGTTGTATACTCCTTACCCTGTTGAAGACCCAAAATCTTCTTGAGGTCATTGAACTCCTGATTCGATGTAAGTTGAGCCACGGAGGCATCCCGTACATTCTTACATTTACCACGAAGAGGGAAAACACCGTAGTAATCGCGTCCGACCACAGAGAGACCCGCAACTGCGAGGGTCTTCGCTGAATCCCCTTCCGTCACGATGAGTGTACACTTCTCGGATTGCGCAGTCCCAGCTTTGTTTGCGTCATCCAATTTGGGAATACCAGTAATCTTTGACTTTCGGGACCCATCAGACTTTGAGAGTTCCTTCATTTCCTTGAACTTGGAGAGCGCCAAGAGTTCTTCTTGAATACCAGTTTTGAGTGTATTTTTAATGAAGGTCTTCGGTGGCTCAAACTTACTTCCAAAGTCTTGAGCTTTTGAGGTACACTCCGACTTAACCTGGCTACTGAACGTTGGATTTTCAATAGTCGCCTTCACAAAGATATTGAAGGTATTTTTGACTTGTTGAGGTTTCAACTTGATTTTCTTCGCCATCTCATCGATGATACCAGAAGCCACAAAGGATGTAATATAATCCACATGCGTTCCACCCTTGGTTGTACAGATACCATTAACAAACGAAACCTGTTCAAGTCCATTTTCGGATGGACCAATACATACAGTCCACCGATCGGTTGTAACTGTACACAACTCCCCAATACCCTCATGCATTTTGGCATACGCTTCAAAGGTCATTTTGTCAAGAACTTCACCTTGAAGTTTAATCTTACAATTTGAACTTGTGCAAATATTTGCATCCCACACCCGTTTCTCGAAAATCTTGTAAATTGAGGCGTCCATATTCTTCATCCCAAATCGTTTCCAATCTGGAATAAAAGTAATAGACACAGAAGATGATGCACCCGCATACTTACCAATTGTCGGTGGATTACACTTGGTCATGTTATTGAGCCATGTTTGAGAATATACCTGTTTTGTTTCATGGTCCTTAATGACGATTGAGAACTCCGAGGAGTAAATATTCGTAAGCTTTGCCCCATACCCGTTGCGTCCGCCAACGATACGCTTTTGAGTATCATCGTAATTTGTACTCGTGAGAAGATGACCAAACGTCAATTCAGGATTCCAAAGACCTTCCTTTTCATGCATGCGTACCCCAATACCACCGAGAGGACCATTATTCTCGATAGTGACAGCCCCAGTCTCCTTGTTTATGTTTGCTGAAATGCTTGTAACATTTTTTGGATGAACTGAGTTTCGGTCAATCGCGTTGACCAGTATTTCGTCAAAAATTTTAAGTAAAGCTGGCGAATAAGAGAGGTTCTTTTTTTGGAATTGATTATTAGACTTGTTAAGAATCCAGTACGGTTCAGATGTGATGTCCACCGGACCAACGTACGAATCCGGTCTCTTAAGGACATGCTCAATGTGCGTAAGTTTTTGAATGCTTTCACCCATCTTTCTTTAATTTCAAGAGCGTCATTTCTTTACTTAGGTTTATTCTCATCGATAAATATATTTAAGTGTCGCGCCCAGTTCCCAAGTCGTCTATAGGAGATAGCGGTCGATGGAGGGGGTCCGAGTTTCATGATACCACACTGTCGCATGGTATGGAGGTGTGGATTATAACTTATATTCATTTCAAAACAACACTTGCACACACGTTTTACCTTGAGTCCAAAAAACTTGTACATGGATACATTATTTTGGAACGAAAGTTTGGAGAGTTCCAAAAATTTGTCAAGTAATTTCATTTCATACCGATGTTCTTTTTTGTAGAAGATATCGAGTGGACACTCGCACAAGTAGCAATTATATTTCCATTTTATTTTCATTCTTATCTATAGAAGATGGCTTACCTTTATCTTATAGCTGCGATCGTTGTTCTCTATCTCATCATGCAAAACAAGACGAGAGGTATGAACAAAGCGATTGAAAAACTTGTACGACAATCAGCTCGATATGCAGTCGCCGCTCAACAGGACGCATCCCCAGTCATCGCACTTTTACATGCCAACTACGCCGCTGGTTACTTTTACGCACTCAATGATTTTGCATCAGAATCCCAAATTCATAACGCAACTGGAATCGATGTTAAGAAGTTCAAAGAACATATCATCAATGTTCAAGATATGGTGACTCGAAAAACATCCGAGAAATGCCCGGAGTTTGCGGGACAAGTTGATCCTTACTTGGCTCAAATTGGTGGAGAGAGCGCCTAAGTCACCAAAAAGTTTCCAAACTGAAACTAAAAATGGAAGTCATCCGTGATACTATGTGGAATGCCTGTCTCTCTGATGCGGTGAAGATGTACCGTCTCAGAGAACCAAATGATAAATGTTATAAACTGGCGGATGCCACGTGGAAGTGTAAAATGGCGTACATCAAATACAATAATACCAAAAAGAATACTGCAATCGTGGTACTTGATACAGTCCCTGTTGTAGTTCTTGAACAGCGCACACATCACAAAATATGTGGTGCAATCACAATGTCTGGTAAGAAGTGTAACTTTAAAGCTGTGTGTGGAGACTTCTGTAGAAAACACAAAGTGACTACTGTAGTCTTGGGAGATAGAATGGATGTGAGTGGTCTCTTGAGCCAGTTGGATGGAATTAAAATCGGTAGCTAATGTAAAGAATGATTCTCGACCAAGACAGCCTTAGACCTGTAATAATAGCTATGGCTATTTACCTCACACTCGCTATCGTTCTACCTCAAATTATAAAGAAACCAACTGGAATCCAACCCGTCGACGATATCGTGATGACGCTCATCGCTCAAAAAGGTTCATTGATGAGTGGTACGGTCCTCATTGGACTTGTTGTTCTCGCTACCAATTATATTGAAAACGAATTCATGTAATACATTCTTTCCACTCACTAATGTCTTTGTATATTCATGATCCATCGAACGAATTCTTTTCGTATATGCATCTCTCATGAACTCCAAGAGTTGATTTTTATCTGGTTTACCCCATAACATTCCCTTTTTGAAGAGAAAATCATCCATCTCCAACTCTTGAAGTCCACACTCAATCGTATAGGGTGTCTTAATGTATTCTGGGGCAGCCCCGTAGTTCGTAATAATCACAGGTTTATCTCGCAGTGCCGATTCAACCGCACCCATACCAATACCTTCAGAACTCGAAAAACTCACATAGCAATCCGAACGATTATGAATATCATCCATCTCTTTGTCTGAGACGAGACCATTAATGATTTCAACATTTGGGATATTGATTTCAATAGGTCTGTTACAGGTTGCCTTAACGAGGAGGCGGGTATTTGGTTCATTGAGACGAATGAAGGCTTCGAGGATATCTCTAAAGTTCTTCCGTTGATCTATGATATTCCCAATATGATAAAACGTATAGGGTTTCTCGGGTGGTTGTGGAACGTATGCGTGTATGATATAGAACTCATTCTCAGGAAACTGACGAGCCAAAACTCGTTTACAGAATTCACTGGGTACTGCGACCTTCTTAAACTCTTTCATGATGAGACCATAATCTTCATGAACAGTTTCAGTTTCACACAATGTCATACAGGCAAGATTCTTCACACGAGTTTTGATATACTTTACATATTCCATATGTTGTTGAATTGGGAGAAGTACTACCAGACCATGTTCACTCTCAGGGAGTTCACTCCCAATCGTATGAAAGCATGTCTCACTAAATAATTGACTATATTTTTTTGCTTGTTGCCCAATACCACTGAGTAGAGTTGGACCTATCACGATCATTTGGTATAAAGATAATCTTGCTTTTATATATAATAAAATGGAATCATTGCGAAAAGAAATTAAAGATGAAATGACTCGTTCCCGTCTCGATAAAGCGAGACTTTATGAACTACTTGAAAAGATTGTGGATACCGTCGCGAATGGTGCTGGTCGTGAAGGACCAGCCGGACCCCAAGGACCAGCTGGTGCCCAAGGTCCTGCCGGTCCTGCCGGTTCAGAAGGACCAGAAGGTGTCTGCAAGTGTGCTTGTGTCAAGGAGGAAAAGAAGCCCGCCCCAGTTGTCAGCAAGAAGAAGTCTAGCACCAGCGATGCCTCCATCTAATCTTAAGTTCTTTCCACTGTTCTTCATCGTCTAACATCTTTGCGATACTAAATTCAACTTCCGTGAGTATTCTCTCATCACACACACAAGAAGCCACAGCTTCTATCTCTTCACGAGATGGAATACTTTTGACGTCTTGAAATTTATTAATAATATCTTCAATCATTTACTGAAATAAAGTTTGTATCTTTTATACCAGTAAGTGTTATCTTGGATTTAACTGTACTGGTTGTGGTGAGCCCCTATTCATGACCCACATAAATCCCCCAAAAATTGCTGCTAGTATTGCAACAAGTAATCCAAACGAATATTTTTTAGGGGACTCCTCGGGAGGTTTATCTGGTAATCTCTGTATATTTTGATTGAGAATATCAATTTTACCAAGTAACTTTTCGAACACCTGTAACATTTGATTATCTTTATTCTTTGGTTTCTCCTTAACATTTACTGTAACGATTTCAAGAATCATAAACCAACTCGCATCTGGTTGAAGAAGAACGTAGTCACCGTCATCTTGTTGTTCATAAATTGTAAAGTTCAATTTTTTAATCGAAATTGGATTGAAATAATTCATTTGACGATTCAAACCTTTCCATTGTTTATCTCGTATCACAGTCGCAGAGTTTGGTGTGAAGTGTCGCTCTAATGGAACTCTCGCCAGTATTTGTCCATGGCGTTCATCTAAAATCTGCGCAACCTTGGGGATTTCTGGACACACGATATCCACAAATTTAGCAATATCTGTGTGGAAACCATTTCCAGTATCAGCATCCCCAACCTGTGTGATATAAAAATCAACTATCTTAATCCCAATGACTTGACTCATATCCTCAACATGTGTATTTGATTCCAATGTAAGATCAAGTGAAAATATGTTATTTGTACCACTCACAAATTTTGAATCAATAAGAACATATTGGAATTTCTTTGGTATATCTTCAAGTGACATTCTAAGATATACATATATAAAAAATAGAACCGAATTCTTTACAAATGTATACCAAGGCTATTTATCGTACTGTGATTTCTATGGCGCCGTTTTATGCTGAAAACATTTGGAATTGGATGAGGACACTCGTATGGGATGCCCCTATGCGGTTTTATCTCGATGTCCAACTTGAAAAACAAAAGATTGAAAGAGACCTAAGTCGTCTCGAGGATTCAAATACTCACGAATAATGGACTACATTCCACTGGTCACCGACGACTTTAGACTAACCTTCTGTAAAGTTACAGCGCCATTGTGTCCCGATATTCAGCGTCTTATTTGGGAAAAAGTTCTCTACGAAGATATAAGGTTAGAACCACCACCAGCACCAAAAAAATGTCGTATTCGGTACTCAAGAGCTTTCGAGAACTTATCACCCCTAGGACATCAGCGCCACCTCCACTATTCCCCGACTATATAGTCATCAAAGCGACCAATGAGGCGGGGGAAGTGGTTATTTTACATTTACCGAAGAATTATAGCCTAAGTTACGATTAGACCTCTAGTAATTAATGGAATCTCTCCGCCGTACCCAACTTGAAAGCTTACTTTCGAAGTGTGAAGATGCTCTCTCACGCTTCAAAAAGAAACGTCGCGATACTTTTGTGACCTACGGGGATGCGACCCGCTATGATAACCATATTACACGTCTTCTTTCTCTGACTACAAAAGTTTCGAGTGAACTCAGGGACATTGTCTGTACCGAGGAACATCAATGTATAGACAGACTTCTCAACAAATATACATTGATGGATCTTCAAATAGAACTACGAACTGAATGCGATAATATAGATAAGGAGATTTGGTACATTGAACATTTTGATAACTGGACCAAATTACCAGAACGACAGGCATGTGAAACATACCCTCTCAAAGAGAGAGTTGAGTACTCCCGATGTCGCCAAAAGATGTTTGACCACCTTGAGTCCGACTGGAAAACGAAGACGTTTCCAACGCTGGCGCATAGGTTAGAATTCTTCTGAATTGTTATATAAGGATAACACACAAGTATAAGTAAAGATGGCGAAGACGTCCGTAAAAGTTAAGTGCTACAACCGCAACCAAAAGCGTCTCGTCGTACGCGCGACGTATCTTGATTCGGAGAGTGAATCATCAGATTCTGAATATGAACCCTCTGTAGAAAGTGAATCTGAGTCCATATCAGAGTCAGATTCCGAGGAAATCTCAGACTCCGAAGATGGTACGGATTACGAATCGGAAACTGAACCAGAATCAGTATCCGAGGAGCTTGATGACCCAAAGCCATATTTTGGACCCGGGTACAGAGTATATTTTGACAGCCACGTGGACAAGAAAAAATTTATGACTGCCTTTGGATTTTAATCTCCTAAGTCGACACTAGACATTTAATAATTATCGAAATATGTTATCTCAATTTGTATGGATTCTCGCAGTTGGTGGTATCTTCGCATTTGTCGCAGCCTTTGGTATTGGCGCCAATGACGTCGCTAACGCATTCGCAACTTCAGTTGGTTCGGGTGCTTTAACGATTAAACACGCAATCATACTCGCGTCTATTTTCGAATTCTCTGGGGCTCTATTCATGGGTGAACACGTCGTTAAAACAATTCAATCTGGTATCAGTAATCAAACTTGTTTTCAAGATGACCCAGGACTTCTTATGTATGGGTGTATGTGCGTTCTTTTATCTGTCGCAATATGGCTTGTACTCGCATCCTACCTGGAAATGGCAGTTTCTACGACGCATTCATGTGTTGGTGGAATGATTGGTATGACTATGGTCGCACGTGGTTCCAGTTGTGTCATTTGGTACGCGAAAACATCACAATTCCCATATGTTAAAGGCGTTGTCGCTATAATTGTCTCATGGTTCTTATCTCCAATTATTTCTGCTCTGTTTGCTGCTCTATTATTTGTTATTCTTCGAAACTTTGTTCTCCGGTCCCCAAACTCATTCAAACGTATGCACTATGTATTTCCAGTACTTGTCGCATGTACCTTCATTGTCAATACGTTCTTCATTGTATATAAGGGTGCTAAATTTTTGAAACTTGATAAAACATCGGTATCCACCGCATGCGCTGTCAGTTTTGGTATCGGTGGTGGCATGGGAATAATTACCTATTTTTTCATTAATCCGTATGTTTTTAAGAAGCGTGATATTCAAGTACACATTCAGGAGATTGAGGATGGTACAGTTCAAGCTATCCACCAGAATGCTGAAAAGTTTGATGAACAAACCGAATATTCTATGCGATATTTACAAATTTTAACCGCATGTTGTGATTCATTTGCACATGGGGCTAATGATGTTGCAAATTCTATTGGACCATTTGCCGCTATTTATGTTATATACAAATCTGGAAAAGTTGAAAAGAATGCTAATATGGGTAGCGATGCATACTGGATTCTCGCTATCGGTGCCACAGGTATTGTCGCAGGTCTCGCTCTATATGGCTATAAAATTCTGTACGCCCTTGGAACCAAAATGGCAAAAATGACACCAAGTCGTGGTATCTGTATTGAACTTGGTGCCGCGTGTATTATTATTTTGGGTTCACGTCTTGGATGGCCTCTCTCTACGACACACTGCCAAGTCGGCGCTACAGTGGGTGTTGCGTTATTTGAGGGAACCGCCGGGGTTAATTGGAAATTATTATACAAAACACTCTTTGGGTGGGTCATAACACTCGTGGTGGTCGCATTATCAACCGTTATATTGTTTTCTCAAGGTGCATACGCCCCAATGGTCAAGTATCCTTCTTATATTCTCCACTAATAATAAACATGCGCGTACCAAGTTACGTGTACAAAAAACTTACACTCTTCGAAAAAATCAAACTAAAAATATACAATATGAAATATAATTATATGTTGGGTCGAATGGATCACCATATAATCAAATCACGTGATTATGAGGATTTAATGTATGAAAAAGATGCAAAATTAGAAAACTACGCTAATAAATTAATTATCAAATATTCTTAAACAAAACAATAGACGCAACGAGTTTGTTGAAATCCATTGAATGTACTGGCTGCTGCGATCGTATATGCGCCAAAATTCTCGACGTAGACCCACTCGCCGATTGCGAGGTCTGGTAGTTGACAGTGCTGTGTAATAACATCTATGGAGTCACACGTTGGACCAAAGACGACCGATTCGTATAATTTACCATCGCGCTCATTGTATGGTTGGAGTAACGGCTTCGCGTGGTCAAAGTAGACGCAGTTAAATGAACCGTAGATACCATCATTGAGGTAGTACACAAAGTTGTTTTCATTCTTCTTCTTACCAATGATATTGGTCACGAGTGTGTGTGAAGAACACACGAAGTAACGACCTGGTTCCGAAATGATTTGAATGGACTCATCTGGGAAGAAATCATCAATACCCCGATTGACCTCTCTCGCGATATCTTCAAACTTGACACCATCCTCGGTATCGTAACCTGGAAAGCCACCACCGATGTCGACAAAGTTCATTTTGTACCCAATTTCCTCGGCAATATCAAAAGCATTCTTGACATCATTGAGGGCAGAATAATACGTCTTTGCATCTTGGCAGTTGCTTCCAACGTGGAATGAAATACCAATCACATTGAGTTGTAAAATCTTCGCAGTTTGAAGAACGTTACGGATTTCAACCTGGTCGACACCAAACTTACAGTTGAACTTACATATTGATTTGGAGTCGTCAGTCTTAATACGAAGTACCAATTTTGCATGTGGGTGGTACAACTTAATTTTGTACAGTTCATGAACATCATCGAACGTCATGAGGTCCACATCCTCGGAGCGCGCAAACTTGATTTGACCACTCGCTTTACACGGATTCGCGTAAATAATATTACTGGGGTCAACGCCATGACTGATGACTTGACTAATTTCGGTTTTACTCGCGCAGTCAAATCCAATATCGAATTTGCTCAAAATTTTGGTAATCATTGGGTTTGGATTACACTTGACCGCGTAGAAAGGTTTTACACGGGGAAGAAGCTGTACCCACTTCTCATACTGTTCAACAATCTTGTTGACATTTACGATGTAGAACGCACTGTCGTCGTCGTTATTTTCCAAAAACTTACTAATAATATCTATCGTGTTTGTGCAACCTTCTTCGAAGATACGAACATCGCATTCTTGAATAAGACTGACAAGTTCTGGAAAGTCCTTCATATGTGATATATCTACGTGTTATTTCTTTAATCGCCTAAGTTCTTTAAAACTTTTGAACTATAAGATACAATGGACGAAGAAATTGAACTCATGCTCCGTGAACTGGAGCAACTAAATAAAGATATGGAAACAGTAAAGAACTACTATGATTTCTTCGCTCGTGGCAACACAACATCGTCACGATATAAGGCGATTGACGAAGAGACTGAGGTATCTTGGGTTCTCCGCGACTATCTTCGTAGGCAGTATACTATACTTAGTGACGGAAGGGATTCTATACTTTCTGAACTTTCTTGTCTGGAAGAAAGATACTTAGAACAGTAGGACGAACTAGTGATAAGAATGGAAGACCTCCGAGCTATCATGCAAATAATTGATAGAAATGCGGAGTCCATATCAGAAGGAGATTATCTCGAATTATGTAATCGAATGAAGACTTTGTACAAAACAAAGGGGGGATTCAAAACGATATTTAATTACGAAGAGCCTATGGTTACTGGAATGGTTCAATCCGATGAAACTATAAACTACTTTGAGAATTACTATTTCGATACAGCACTTTGTATAGATAAGACATTCTTAGACTTACAACTGGATTGTCTCTTGAGAGAGCGTAGCTTACATATGCCAATTAGACGGATCACAAAGCACGTTCGTACAAACGCAATAGCTCATTATTGTATCATGCATAGTATAGTGTTAGACGACCACACACCGGAATGTTTAAAATTGTATCACGACCAAAATGATTACATACTTGGGGAGTCCAGTGATACGTTTGAAGTGGCATTAGAAAAGTTGTACCGGTCGTACGTTCTTGTAGAAAATCAGTTTAGGTCAAAGCTTAGGGTACGCATCGAGAGTCTAGTTGAGAGGATTGATCATATGATTGATGACCTTGAACGACTGTAAAATAAAATATTGTTTCATATAAACAATGAAAAACACAAACACCAGGCAAGCAGTCACCTATATTGGCGCTGGTGCTTTACTAGCTATCATCGTCCTCTTTTTGATGGGTCGTCTCCGAACTGAACGATACGAGGAGAAAGCGTCTGAGCAAGAACTCTTGGACTTCTTGAACATGATGGAGTCGAAGGCGTCGACTGGTCCAGCGGAACGACAAATGATGTAATTCAATTTATTTTATCCGTACACAGTAACAACTACGGGTACAATGAATTCTTATGGAACTACACCACCACCCAAACCAGGTGGAAGTTCTACACTCTATATAATTGTATTCTTCCTATGCGTCATCAGTGCGATGGCAGGCTATTTTTACTTTAAGCAGACAACTACAGCCACCGCTTCCCAGAAAGAACTAGAGGCTCTTAAAGCCAGGAGCGATGCACAACTTAAGGAGCTCCAAACAAAGACTGAACAGGATATAAAGAATGCGGCAAGTGAGCTTGAAAAGGCATCTATTCTAGAAAAGGCAAATATTGATGCCGCAAAGCTAAAATTTGAAACTCAGGCTAAAGCACAACAAGAAGCATTAGCGGCTAAGGAAGCTGCAGGAGCTGCTTCAATTCAAGCGCAACAAGAGGCTTTGAAAAGAGCACAGGCTAAAATCGACAGTGACATGGCTGCAGCTACCCAAGCTGTTCGTGAAGCTACGGCTTTAAAGTCTGCCGCAACTCAAGTTAAAGCTGACGCAGATATTAAACAGCGTCAAGCCGATGAAGCTATGCAAAATGCTCAGAATACAAATGATGCAAATTTGAGAGCAATCGCACAAGAAAAGTCCAGAATTGCGGCGGAGGCGGCTGCGAAGGTTGCTGATGCGGATAGAAGAGCAAATGAGGCACTTAACGCTGCACGAGCTGAAGCTCAACGAGTCATTGATTTGAACAATAGATTACAAGCAGTTACGGCTAATAATGCTCAATTGCAAACTCAAGCTTCTCAAAGTGCTCAAGCTGCTCAAACAGCCCAAGCTCAAGCTGCTCAAGCTACTCAAAGTGCTCAAGCTGCTCAAGCTCAAGCTGCTCAAAATGCTCAAGCTGCTCAAGCTGCTCAAGCTCAAGCTGCTCAAAATGCTCAAGCTGCTCAAGCTGCTCAAGCTGCACTTACTGCTGCTACAACTTTACCAGATGGATACGCAGAAGTTGTATCAGGATTTGATTTCCCAGGAAATGATGTATTTCATTTACATGGTGGTACAAATCCAGTAGCAAATCAAACGAATTGTTTACAACAATGTCGTACAAATGCTGAATGTGACATGGTAGCATTCAATAATACTAAACAACTATGCTGGGGTAAGTCTGTAATAACTTCTGGAGTAGCAAATTCCGATCGAATTAATTATTACAGAAATCGTCCATCAGTATTTCTATATTTCCCATCACATGTTTGCCCAATTATGTTACACGCAGACCGTAGCGCGTGGACTAAGGAACAGATTACTGTCCAAAATATACCTCTTGGATGGACTTGGGAACGATTCCGTGTAGTACGATTAGGTAACGGTGAGTTTGCTTTCCACTCAGCAATACATAATCGTTTTCTTCGTATGAATCCAAATGGTTATCTAGAATCATCCGACCAAATAAATTGGAATGCATTGCCAAATAATTGGTCATGGGAACGATTTAAAATTAAGACAAAAGATGGTAGAACATATATTGAGGGAATTAACAATCTTGTTATAACTGCGAATGGTGCTTCAAATCGTGTATATGGTACACCATTAATGTTAACTAATGGAACTACTGTCAGCGATAGACAATGGATTAAAATTATTGATGCACCATAACCTAAGTCGTACCTAGACACCCCAAAAATTAACGTCCACCTCCACAATGGATTCCCTAATCAGTCTTATGTCCGCGATAGACCTCAACTCCAAGTTACTCCCAGAGGGGGATTACTTGAAGATGTGCAACTACATGAAGGATATTTACAAAGTGGTCCCCAGAGCTACGTCCCCGGAGGTATTCTTACCGCGAGTGAATGTGAATGCGGTGAGACCCCTCCCCGAGTCTGACTCAGACTCTGATGATGACGACGACTATGAAATGAGACCCAATGAACAATTGAGACAAGAACTGCATACGACATCGCTCACGATGAGTCGAACATCGTCTGAAATTAAACGGATTGAAAGTCGTTTGAAGTGTTTGAAGATCAAACAAAGAATTACGGAACAAATCAGAATGGATGCTGTGCGTGAGAGAGCCCAACAAATTGGGGTTAGAATACGAATCTATACTATGGAGGAGCTTCGTGCACACGGTCATGATGTACCAAATGAACGAAACTTTTATAGGAGCTATATGGACAGACAAAATGCGATTACGCGAGATATTATGAGAGACCTTCAAGTACAATTACCAATTTTGAATGAACGCATGCAAAATCTTACCCGTCGTTATAATGAAGTACGCTCACAATTACCATTGTAATATTACCTAATATGTCTTTTTACACCACCATTGGTTACCTCCTGTGTATTCGAAAATGATGTGAATGAGCGCACCGCATAATATGAGGAGAGCATAGAATGGAATATGAACCTGAAGTGATTTGAGAGCGTAGAATAGAGTGGCATTCATGACTCCAATGATTGCAGCTTCTATCATAACAGTTTCGACTGGTCTGGACATTTATTATACCCTAGGAAAATAAAATTGTGTGTCTTGCAAGACGACGGAAACTTAGTGGTATATGACTCAGCATCTAAGGCTACTTGGAGTTCTAAGGGAGGATTGGTTGCCTAAATAAAAATGTATGTGTATAGTAAATAAAATGAACCCCAAGATTATGTTTGGTGTAGCATTCGTGTGTTGTACGTGTATATCACTATCAACAGTAGCTGGTGGGTTTGCATCTATGGGTAGTCGTAGTGGTACGACCCCACCAGCTGTGGCAGCCCCACCAGCTGTGGCAGCCCCACCAAAATATAGATATGTTCGAATTTATAGAGACAAAGATGGCGATGACCATTGGATGAACCTAGCTGAAGTTGAAGTATTCTCAGGAGGAGTAAATGTAGCCTCTAGTAAGACTGTAACGGCGAGTAGTGTATATGAGTCAAATCAATTCCCCCCTTCATTTTTGGTTGACGGAAATAAGACCAACTTTGCACACACCCAAAATGGTTCCGTTGAATGGTTTCTTATAGACCTTGGGCAAGACTACGAGATTGAAAAAGTTGTGATTACCAATCGCACGGATTGCTGCCAAGCTCGTTTAAGAAATACTAAAATTCAGTTGTCTAAGGCAGCTGATATGAGTTCACCAAAGGAATCACCTATAATAACACGTCAACAAAGCGTAAACGCGATTATTACGTGGGATGTAAAAACAAATATGTTAAAAGTAGATGCCTATGAATGGGGTTTAATGGACCCCAATGTAGAACACAATGGATGGACAAATGACATCGCATCGTATGATGCATGTAGAGATTTAGCCAAGACTCGTGGACATCTCGCCTGGGGTGTGCAGACTGGTTATCATCCTGACATAAAAGCAGCTGGTAAAAGTATTGGTGGTTGTTGGACACGCCCAAATCTTACGAACTTTACCGGACTAGTAGCAGGTGATATAAATCACGTTTCTGGGTGTGCGGACCCAACTAAGAATGTTTCATCTAGATGTGTATAGTAACGAAACAATTTGTTCCCCCCAAATCAAAGACTTTGCCTAATCCCCAAAACGTCCACGAATGTACACCGTGCCCCCCAGTATTCCAAAAATGATTAAAATTTTATTTTTGAAAACTTAGCTCCCACATAGCCCTATGTACTGCCTCGAAGTTGTTGAAAGTT